TCAGCAATAAACGTGGTAATAGTGAACGACTTTCATATGGTCCAACGGTGTGTTAGTATGGTGATGTTGTAGAAAACTGCTGCAACCGTCTTGCCTATTTCAATGAGCAGATCAAGGATGCGTTCGGGGTTCATACGGGCAAAGTTAAACCACAACGTACTTCCCCGAGTTACTGACCCTTAACTTGTTGAGTGCCACATACCGCATAGCATCGCAGGCGTGGTTGAATGAGTCAATCGGGACCCCTGTGTTCTTGCCTTCTTTGTCCGTAGCCCAAGTGTAGGACCGCAGTTCCTTGATGAGGTTGGTGCTATCCTTGGTAATCTGCAATTTGAACCGTTTCAGGATGTCTATCCCGTTCCTGACCGAATCGGGGCCTTTCTCCGCTGGCTTGATATTGAAGCCCAAGCGGTAGATTTCCTCGATGCTCTTCGGTTCTGCTGAATCGGCCACTATCTCCCAAGCCCTTGTGATGCCCAGCGACCGCAGTTTATCTGCGATGTCTTGGTTCGTCAGCCCCGTTGAGTAGAGCAGTTCTTGAATGAGCAAGCAGTCCCCTTGGCGGTAGATTGCTACGAGTGCGGTTGGGTCGTTGCTAAAGCCCCAGTCAAGCCCAAGGGCGACGAATTTCGCACGGCTGACGTCTATACTCTCCACCACCTCAAAGTCCTCGTAGATGGCTCCCTGAAGCGTCCCGACTTGACCGAGGCCATAGACCTTCCACCAGTTCGCCCAATAGGCTGACGTTTCGGCTTTCGTGCGGTTTAGTTCGATGTCCCTCCTAATCGTGTCGGGCAAAGCCTCGTTGTCTTGGTAGGTTAGAATAAGCAATTCGGAATCGTCCTCACGCAAGACCTCGGTATGCGCCCAGAACTCATGCGTCGGGTTGAAGTCGATGTAGATGGCCTCGCTGGTTCTGATAGCCAACTGGTAGTAGGACTCAAAGTCAATGTTGTTCGCCTCGTTGATGAATAGCACCTGCCTCCTTGCACCCCGGAGCCTTGCCTCTTGGTCAGCCGAGAAAAACTCAATGGTGCTACGGTTAGCGAACTGGTAGGTCAGCAGGGTCTTGTTCCACCTTGCCGGAACGAAGATGCCCTTGGCGATCATTATCTTGATGAAGTCCCGAATCGCACCCCTCCGAAGGTGAGGCACGGTTTCCCCAACGATGCTGATTTCGGTCTTCTTCGTGCAGGCTTGCTTGATGAGGACGCAAAGGATGCTGAAGGTCTTGGAGGCAGATGTCCCTCCTTGGATGACCCGTTTACGATGGGTCAGCGATTCAATCTTCCGCTTGGCGGTGGTGTTTATGACCTTCATTAATCATCTTCGGTCCATTGTTCAATAAAGACCTGATTCTCCTGCTTGTCCACCAAAGAGTTCAACCGCTGGGTGATGCTTGCGTTGTACTGACCAACCATACCCCCTTCGATTTGGTCTTGGCGGATGACTCGCTTTATGCGTGAACAGATGGCTACATAATCGTCATATCGCTTGTCCCTGTTTGTGAAATAGGTCCCGAGGTCCTCAATGATACCTGCATCGGCACACCAGTTCTCAAAGCCTTCCAAGGTCAAGGGTCGCTCCAAAGGCTCATGCTGGGGGATAGCATCCTTGCCGGGGAATACCGTCTTGGTCCTTGGGTTTGCCTTGACCTGCGAGCGATATGCCTCAAAGTACTCCCACATCTTTTCGGGGGTTTCAATGTACTTGCCCTGTCCCTTACTGGTTCCCATCAGTATTCGATTTTGTCGATTAGGTCGCTAATCTTGTTTACGATTTTCATTTTCACTTCGTACTGGTTCGGAGCATTGGAATCGTCCACCGCTCCGATGCAGTCGCAGAGGGTCGTAATGACCATCATGAGCGAGTCCATCCGAGCCTGCACTTGGGCTTCGTCATCCTTCGCCTTCGAGTTCGCCAAGTTCTCGGAGTTTATTTCTTGACCATGAGAGAGCCGACTTGCCACCCCAAAGGAGGTAGGAGATGTAACCGCAATCGGAGGTGTCGTCTGCGTTGTCGTAGTAGGTTTCAGCCCGGGACAGGTAGGAGTGCATCCGCTTGATGGTTTCGACCGAGATAGGCTCGCCATTTGCTAACTGCTGCGCCCTGACTTTGCCCGTTTGGGTGGCGCACTTGTTCCCGTTGCGTTCGTTGAGTTCTATCCCTCGCTTGGCATTCGACCGAATCTCTTGGCCGTAGTCGGAGTACGACTTGAACTGCTGCCTCTTGTGTTCAGCCCAAAGGTGGGAGCAGACGGCAAGCCGTTGAGCCGTATCAGGGAACTCTGCATTGGTTTGGTTATTGCTCATGCAGCGACCGATGAAACCTTCTCTGCTTTCGTTATCCTTCGGGATTGGTAGGGGCATTCAGGGGGTGGGTTATGGTGTTTTGGTTGACTTCGGCAAACAGGTCCGCTTGAAGGTAAATGTATTGCAGAGCCGATTTTACGCAGTCAGCGCACCACCAATTTGTAGGCGGTCGGCCGTGAGCCGTGAGGATGGCTTGTAGTTCACCAACCGCATCGGGTGGCAGTCGCATCGTCAGTGATGCCACATATTGGTCCCAATACTTGCGGTGCTTCTGGGCCACGATGAACTGGTCGGTTGTCATTTGAAGGTCCATTCCCGGATAATGATTGCGGTGGCAGATGAGGCGAGGCCAAGGATTGGGGCCAAGTACCATTGGCAGGTCGGGAGGGTCAGGGCAACCCCCATCCAAAACCCGAAGCAGGTCATGCAGGAAAACGGCTTCCGCTTGGCGAATGGCAAAGCGTAGAACCATCCCGGCAGGACCCGGAACTCCACGACCGCAAGGGTCGCCAAGGCACTAATCAGGATTGGAAAAACCAGTATATCCATTGGCTTCGATTGCGGTTTTGATTTTGGCCTTGGCCTGTTCGATGGAATAGATGATGCTACGGTACGGGATGCCCGTTTCCCTTGACATGGCCTTCATGTTCCCCGTCTGCATCAGTAGGTTCAGCAGTTCCTTGTCGTACGGGAACGCTCCGTCCTTGGCCCAAGAGTCCATCTCTTGCTGGGCAATGGCCCAAAGGTCGTCGAGCAGGGAGTCGTAGTCCTTGCTTAGTTCTTGGGTTTCGGGGTCCACTTCGACCCGCTCGTCGTGATGGCGGTACTTCTTGGCGAATTGATTATTGTTGCCCCGGTACAGGTTCATAATGAGGCGAACGATGTAGAAGCGCAGGTAACCTTGGTCCTGCATCTTGGTAATCTTGTCGGGGTCCTTTTCGAGCAGAATCAGGACGACCTCTTGTTCGAGGTCCTTCCAAAGCGGATTGCCCCCCGTGATTGTGAGGCAAGCCTTGCGGATTTCACCGCTTCGGTACAGGTCAAGGACGATGCTCTCTGCGTTCACTCACGCAAAGATTGCATAGATTACTGCGGATGTTGCAGAAATTCTTTGGTCCTGTTGAAAACTTCCTTGCGGAGGTGCTTGATTGACGGTAATTGCCACATTTGGCTGTTCAGGACCTCTATGTTGTGCATGACCGTGGCATGGTCCCGATTGAGGATTCGCCCGATGCGAGAATAACTGTACATATACTCCGAATAAGCGATGTCGGCAAAGATGCTGCGTGCCAGCACAAATTCACGGGTCTTGATGTTGCTGATGATTTGGTCGGGGTTGACCCCAACGACCTCTGCCGTATAGCCGAGAATGGTGCGAGTGATTAGGTCCATGGTTATGCTGTCTTGGTTGAAAGTTCGATTAATTTTTTAAGGCAGGCGAGTTCTGCTTCTTCGTGAGTATCACAATGGTACACTAAAGAGGATTGAACAACAGCGTTGTAATGGCCGTTGTCATACTCAATAAAGTGCCTTAATCCGCACTTCTCCCTGAACCACCTGAATGCTTGTTGGTAGAGGGGTGCAGGCAAACACCATTCGCGCTCAAATGGTTTTTCCAAATTAAAAGTAGGAGTTTTAAGATTGAACTGGTCAATGCTGTAATAACCAAAACAAGGCTCACCAAATCCAAGCCCTTTGAGTGCAAGGGCTTGTTCGTAAGGGATAAATTCGTTTTTCAT